TGCAGGCCGCGCGCGACCCCGTGACGGGCGAACCGCTCGGGCCCGACCTCACGGCCGAGGTGATCGTGCGCGAGGACGTGCCCATCGAGTACGTTCATTGGGCCGACTTCGAGTGGAGCCCGGCGCGGACGTGGGACGAGGTGCGGTGGGTCGCGCGGCGCGTGTATCTGACGAAGGAGCAGGCGACGAAGCGGTTCGGCGACGTGATCGCGAATCAGCTTGCCTACGCGAACAGGAAAATCGGGAAAAGCCCGATTGACGTGCAGGCGAGCGCGTGGTCGAAGGCGTGCGTGTACGAGATCTGGTGCAAGGACGAGCGCAAGGTTTACTGGTTCAGCAAGGGCGCGCCGACGATTCTTGATGTGCGCGACGACCCGCTCGGGCTCGAGGGCTTCTTTCCGTGCCCGCCGCCGCTCGCAGCGAACACCACGAGTTCGCGCTTCATGCCGAAGAGCGACTACGCGATGGCGCAGGACATCTACGCGCAGATGGACGAACTGAACACGCGCATCGCGTGGCTGACGAAAGCGTGCAAGGTCGCGGGCCTGTACGATCAGAACACGAAGGGCAGCGTGCAGCGGTTGTTCGCGGAGGGGCAGGAACTGCAGCTTATCCCGGTGGACAATTGGGCTGCGTTCGCGGAAAAGGGCGGCGTGCAGGGCTCGATCTCGTTCATTCCCATCGAGCAGGTCGCGAACGTGATCGCGCAGCTGCGGCTCGAACTGAACGCTGCGAAGATGCAGCTGTACGAGGTGCTGGGCATCAGCGACATCATGCGCGGCATGTCGAACCCGAACGAGACGCTGGGCGCGCAGCAGCTCAAGGCGCAGTTCGGCAGCTCGCGCGTGCAGTTCACGATGTCCGAGATCTCCGATTGGGTCGCGGCCGCGTGCCGCATCAAGGCGCAGATTCTTGCGAAGCACTGCCAGCCCGACAGCCTGCTGCAGTGGTCGAACATCATGCTTTCGACGGACGCGCCGTACGCGCAGCAGGCGGTTCAGCTTCTGAAGTCCGAGAACGACTTCCGGTGGCGCGTTGCCATCAACCCGGACACGATGGTCGCAATCGATTACGCGCAGGAACGCGACGCGCGGACGCAGATGCTCGAGGCGCTCGGCACGTTCCTCGAGCGGATGGCCCCGCTGATTCAGGCGGTGCCGCAGGCGGGCCCGTTCGCGCTGCAGATCATCAAATGGGCGATGGCTGGGTTCAAGGTCGGCAAGGAGATCGAGACCGTGCTCGATCAGCTGCTCGAGGCCGCGGGGCAGCCGCGCCCGCCCGCTCCGCCGTCGCCGCGTGAGGTCGCGGAAGTTCGCAAGATCAACGCGCAGGCCGCGAAAGACGAGACCACGGCCGCGAAGAACGTTGTCGACTCCGGTCTCGCACTTCACGCGCAGGGCGGTGCGCCGATGCCCGGTGCGCCGATGCCCGGTGCGCCGATGCCCGGTGCGCCGATGCCCGGCATGCCGTCTCCCGTTCCGCCGGTTCCCGGCGCTTCCTTCGGAGGTTGATCATGACTGACAATGACCGCATCGAGGATCAGAAGGCAATCCGTTCGGCCCTCACGAGTTTCGCCGAGCGCGTGCGCGCGAAGATCGACGCCCTGAAGCAGCGCGGGCCGAAGGCGGGTGACCTCGGCAGCGGCATGGCTGACCGGGCCGCGCGCGAGATGAGCGGCCGTAAGCGACGGATCGATCAGGCAATCGACGAGGCGACGCAATGACCGATGGGCACGAGGTTCTTCTGCTGCAGGAGGCCGCGGAGCAGCTTCGCAAGGCCATCAGTGCGGCCGATGACCTCGACAACGCGCTGGCCGTGCATGGGCTGCCGCCGATCAACCGGAATGACGACGCGATCATCGTGATTTTTCGGACGCTGACGCAGATTCTCAACATGCTGCCGGAGCGTCCGCGACCGAAACACTGAGCGATGGCACGCACGACCTACATTCAGTTCGAAGGCAAGTTCTACGAGAAGGGCGTCGACGAACTGCCCGAGGCGTACTACACGAAGCACGGGATCGGCGGGCCCGTGCGGAATTACAACGCGCTGTGGGGCGACCGCCACTATGACGGGCTCCGCGCCCCGGACGGGACGGACATCAGCACCCGCACGAAGCACCGGGAATACATGCGGCAGCACGGGCTGACGACCGCCGACGACTTCACGCAGCATTGGGAACGCAAGGCGCGGGAGCGCGCCGACCTCTACACCACGGGAGGGGATCACGCTGCGCGCCGCGAGGCGATCGCGCGCGCGATGTACGAACTGGAGCGGCGACCGCGCCGCCGATGACCGTGGGAGATAGGACGTGGGGGACAAGACGCTGAACCCGTGGGAGATCATCACGACGGAACTTCCGAAGTGGTGGCGCGAGGAACGGGCGCGCGGGGACGCGACCGGCGAGATCACGCTGCCGGACGTGGCCGACCTGTTCATTCCGGAGACCCCGGCGGACGCGGCGCTCATGGTCGCGACGGGGCCTGTCGGGCGCGCGGTGCGCTTGGGCGCGGCCGGGCTGGGCGGCATGCTCGCTGCCGATGACGCGCAAGCGGCGGGTAGCGGTTCGGTGCGGGCCGCCGGAAAGATCGCGAACAAGGTGCGCGCGGCCATCCTGCGGAACCGGCAGCGGGTCGCGTTCCCGGGCATCTACGACAACCCGCGCGTGATCGCCGAGGACGCCGCCAAGCGCGTCGCGCCTGAAAACCCGCTGATGAAGCAGCTGTTCGGCGTGACGCGCGAGGACTTGGCCGAGATCGCCAGCAAGCCCGCGGCGGAGACGATGAAGCTGCCCGGCGCGCCAGCGAAACCGACCGGGTCCGCTGCGGCCGAGGCGATCCAGACCCCGAGCAACCGGCAGCGCTTGGTAGACGTGCTCGCGGAAGTGAAGCAGCGGGCCCCCGAGCTCGAGGTCGGCATGCGCGGGTGGTATCCGCTCGATCCGCTGTGGCGGAAGTTCGTGCAGGAGCTCGGCGAAGAGGAAGGAACGAAGGCGTTCATGCGGTTCAACTCGTTTGCGGGCCTCGAGTCGCCGAATCTGCCGGTGACGGTTGAACTGCAGCGGGCGAGTGCTGCGGAGCGCGCGTTCAGGACCGGGGAATGGGACAAGTGGAAGAAGTTCGGCGGCCTGCCGCCCGAGGCGAAGATCAGGGAAGGCGCGCCGGACTGGATGGTCGGCGTGCCGGGCCGGGTCGGCCACGGCCTGCGCGTGCAGGGGCAGGAAGCCGTGATCGCGGGGGACCGGTACGGTGGCGCGATGTCGCCGAAGGTGCCAGCCTACATCGACGCTTCCCTGCCGGAGGGGCTGGGGCGTCAGATCGATCAGTTCGTCGGCGACGCGCATTGGGCACGCGCGGTCGGTTTGCCTGATGTGCGGACGGCCAAGGGCTTCGCCGAAAGCGTCACGATGCCGGAGGCGGTGGCGCTCAAGCCTTGGTGGGCCGGTATCGCGAAGGACGTCGGCATGAACCCGGTGCAGGCGCAGGCCGTGACGTGGGGCGCGTTCGCACCCCGGACCGGGGTCGATACCGTCATCGGGCCACCGAAGCTCGAACTGTTGACCAATCTGCTGGAGAAGACCGCCGCGCGGGAAGGCATCAGCCCGCAGGAGGCGCTTCACCGGTTCATCGTCAACGCGGAATGGCTTGGGGAGCCTACCGCACAATCCGTGCGCGCCCGGGCGGCTGCCCTGCGCGCGAAATAACCCCCACCCCACCCAACCACGAGAGGACAACCCATGGAACCGACGATTCGTGACGCCATCGAGGCCGCCGTTGATGCGGCCGCGCCGACCACCGACGCCCCGGCCGCCCCGCCTCCCGCGGCGTCGAGCGCGCCAGAGGCCCCGGTAGGCCAGCCGCCCAGCGAGCCCGCCGCCAGCGGCGGAAGCGACCGCCCCCGGCACCCGGATGGTCGTTTCGCACCCAAGGCCGCGGCTGCCGAGCCGAAGGCAGCACCGGAGCCCCCGCCAGCCCCGACAAAGGCCCAGCCGACCGCCGCTGACGCTGCCGCGGCGGCGAAGAAGGCCGCTGACGAGGCCACCAACGCCACCCAGAGGCAGGCGCTGCGGCCGCCTCAGTCGCTGAAGCCGCAGGAGCGGGAAGCGTGGTCGAAGGCCGACCCGGTCCTGCAGGAGGCCTTCGTCCGGCGCGAACGAGAGGTGCAGCAGGCCCTGCAGACCAGCGCCGGGGCGCGCCAGTTCACGCAGCGCATGACGGAGGTGCTGAACCCGTATCTGCCCCTAATTCAGGCGAACGGGGGCGATCCGTTCCGATACGTCGGTAACCTGCTGCACGCAGCAAACGCGCTCACGCACGGCGCGCCGCAGTTCAAGGCCCAGGTCGTGGCCGAGCTCGTGCGGCAGTTCGGTGTGGACATCGAGATGTTGGACGCCGCCCTCGCCGGCCTGCCGGTGCCGGAGCGCTCCGCCGGGGCCCCGGTGCAGCAGCTGCTGCCGCAGGTGCAGCAGATCGTCCAGCAGCAGCTCGCCCCCGTGCAGCAGTTCATCGGTCAGATCGCCCAGCAGCGGCAGCAGGCGTACCAGCGCGCCTACGAGGCCGAGGTCAACGCGCTGGAAAAATTCGCTTCCGATCCGCAGCATGAGTTTCTCGATGATGTCCGGGACATCATGGCCGACCTGATCGAGGTCGCGGCGCAGCGGGGGATCGACCTGAGCTACGAGGACGCCTACCGGCAGGCGTGCCAATTGCACCCTGACGTTCGTAAGGTTATAATGTCGCGAAATAGCAACACCCAGACCCAGAACGCAGCGCAGCAGATGACCCTTGCCGCGCAGCGCGCGAAAAGTGCGGCGGTAAGCGTGAGCGGGGCACCCGCAACGGGCGTTCCGGGCAATGCACCCGCGGCCAGCCCAGCGATGGACCTGCGGGCCAGCATCGAGGCGGCTATCGCGGCGCAAGCCGGTTAACTCTCCGCGGACCGGAGACTGCGGACCCTCTCGAGGGGCCACCGCGGGAATGAGTCCACCAAGCCTAAGTGGCTGACTGGCGCGTGCCATCCATGTGCGAACACGGATGCCGAGCGGCGACGGGGCAAGCAGTTTTCCCTTTCATCCAGTCAAAAAGGAGCAGTAAACCATGGCTTTCGCCAACCTGAGCGACATTGTCGCGACGACCATTCAGAACCGGTCGCGTGTCCTCGCGGACAACGTGACGAAGAACAACGCCGCCCTTGCGCGTCTGAGCGAGCGCGGCAACGTCAAGCCCGTCTCGGGCGGTTCGACCATCCTGCAGGAACTGAGCTTTGCCGAGAACGGCAACGCCGGTTGGTACAGCGGGTACGACCTGCTGCCGGTTGCGGCGCAGGACGTCATCAGCTCCGCCGAGTTCGCGTGGAAGCAGCTCGCCTGCCCGGTGGTCATCTCGGGCCTCGAGGATCTGCAAAACAGCGGTAAGGAGGCGTTCATCGACCTGCTCGAGGGCCGGATCGGTGTCGCCGAAGCCACGATGATGAACAAGCTCGCGGGCGGCGTGTACGCCGACGGTACGGGCTCGGGCGGAAAGGAACTGACCGGACTCGGTGCCGCGGTTCCGACGACCCCGAACACCGGCATCTACGGCGGCATCGACCGCTCGACGTGGGTTTTCTGGCGTTCGAAAGTCGCTGACGTGAACACGTACGCGTCGAACCCGCGCCCGGTGCAGGCCACCTTCAACTCGATCTGGACGCAGCTTGTCCGCGGCACGGACCGGCCGGACCTGATCTTGGTCGACTCCGTGATGTGGAACAACTACATCCAAGAACTGCAGGCCCTGCAGCGGTTCACGGATCCGAAGATGGCATCGTTCGGGTTCCCGTCGATCAAGTTCATGGACGCTGACGTCGTTCTGGACGGCGGCATCGGCGGTTTCTGCCCGGCGAAGACCGCGTTCTTCTTGAACACGAAGTATCTGTTCCTGCGGCCGCACGCCCGCCGCAACATGGTGCCTCTCGCGCCGAACAAGCGCTACGCGATCAACCAAGACGCGGAAGTGCAGATCATCGCGTGGGCTGGCAACATGACCTGCAGCGGCGCGCAGTTCCAAGGTCGTGTGATCGATACCCGTCCGTAATCCCCGTGGTGGGTGGGTTGGGGGTTGGCCTTCGGGCCTCCCCCTGTTTTCCCCACCCCCGCGACTTCAAAGGAGGTCGACATGCCGGTTACATTCAGTTCAGCCGTCAGCGCTACGTCTCCCGTCATCGTGGACGTCAACGCGTCGCAACCGCTCGGCGGTTCGACGCAAGGCCTCGGCCTTATCCCGGCCGACGAGGCGTCTATCGGCGGGTCGCGCATCGGCTCCGCGCCGGGTACCGACTTCAAAGGTGAAGTCGGAGACGGCGTCGGCGTCTAAAAACGGTGGCCGGTACTGACCGGCCACCATTTTCTCAACCACTCACTTCGAGGACACCCCACCATGGCAACTATCGACGAGATTCGTGCAGCACAGGAAACTCCCACCGACTTCAGCGCGTTCGACGCGCGCGCTGCCGAAGACGCTGCCACCGTGAATGCCCACCGGTTCGTGGGCGACGAAAAGCTGATGGTGCAGTTCTACAAGCGCCCGATCCTGAACCCGGCGCTGTCGGTGAAGGAGGGCCGCCCGATCTACAGGGAAGAGGTCTGCATTCGCATCCGCATTCCGGGCGACAAGCTGAACCAGATCGATCGCGTGGCGGATGCGATGGACATCGAGCGTTTCCGCCGGCATTACGAGAAGTTCATCGCTGGCCAGTCCCAGCTCATCGGGACGCCGCTCGAGGAGGTCGGATTCGTTCCTGCGACGCTGACCGAGGAACTGAAGCACTTCAACATCCACACGGTCGAGCAGCTCGCGGGCGTGAGCGACGCCGTGGCGCAGAAGATCGCGGGCCTGCAGTCGTTCAAGCAGATGGCGCAGGCGTACCTTGACGCGCTTGGCGACCCGGAGAAGGTACTGCAACGGGCGAAGGAGCAGGTGATGGCTGAGGTCGAGCCGGAGCTGCGGAAACGCGACCAAGAAGTTGCGGAGTTGCGCGCCCTGATTGCAAAGCTGACGAAAGGAAAGAAGGCAGAGGAGTAATCGATGCCGTTTCAGATCGAGACCGATCCAACGTTGAGCGCGGTCGTCAATTGGGTATCGCGCCGCGTCGGGTTCGCCCCCTCGATCACGGACCCGGCCGGGTCAACCGATCCGGCCGTGGCCCGCATGATTGCTGCCGCGAATGACGCAGCAAAGGAACTGCTTGGCGAGTACGCGTGGCCGAACTTGGTCAAGCAATCGAGCCTCTCGGTCGTGCGGGACTTTCCGGGGCAGCTCGAGAAGGGCTACACGCTGCCAGAAGACTTCTTCGCATTCGTGAAGCAGACGCAGAACGACAAAACCGTTTTGCGGCCGTCCTACGGCCCGTTGTCGGCGCGGCAGTACCAGTCGATCAAGACGCTGATCCCGAGCATTGCCTTTCAGTTGCTGTGGCGCTACTCGGACGGCATGCTCTACTTTCTGAATCCGCCGGCCACCGCGCACGACTTCACGTTCGAATATCTGTCGCAGGGGTTCGTGAAGGATGCGGACAACGCGGCCCTGTACAAGAACGAGGCCTCGAAGAACGGGGACATCTTTCTGCTCGATGAGTACGTACTGAAAACGCTCGCGCGCGTGAAGTGGCTCGAGATGATGCAGTTCGACTCCGCCGCGGCCGTGCAGGATTACAACCGGGCGTTTCAGGCCCGGTGCGGGCGTCTCGATTCCGCCCCGATCCTCTCGATGACCGGCATGCAGCGGAAGTTGTTCCTGCTTGATATTCCATTGTCCCCGGAAAACGCCCCATTCACGGGGTACGGTTCCTGATCATCATGCCGCTGCAACCCGTTGTCAGCCGAGGCAGGCCCACCCGCACGGTGGCGACCGCCCGCGCCAACGCATCGGTGCCGGTGGTCGCCCCCGTCGGCGGGCTCAACTTCCGCGACGCGTTCATGACGATGTCGCCGTCGGACGCAACGGTGCTGACGAACGTGATCGCCCGAGCGAATGGACTGGAATTGCGCGGCGGATGGGTGGAATACGCCACCAACGTCACGTCTGGCTCGGACTCCAAGGTTCGAACCATCATGGTGTATCACGCTACGACGTCTGGCGGCGACCGAATTTTCGCGGCGGTCGGGACCAAGGTCTACAACGTCACGAGTGGCGGTACGTCCCCACCGGTGGCCTTCACGAGTTCCAACGCTGACGGGTACTGGTCCGCCGTGCAGTTCTCGAACAGCTCTGGTACCTTTCTGTGCGCCGGGTCGCAGGGCGGCTACTGGACCTATGACCCAAGCGCCGGATGGGTGGACCGCACCGCGAACCTGACGGGTCGGCCCAGCGACAAGATCACGGGAATCTATGCGTGGAAAAAGCGGCTGTGGTTCACGTTCGACGCCAACACCCGCGCCTATTATCTGCCGCTGGAAGCGATTCAAGGAACGCTCACCGCGTTCGACTTCGGGCCGCAGATGCAGCACGGAGGCGGCGAGATCGCGGCGATGGCGACGTTCACGCAGGACGGGGGCCTGAACATCAACGACTACCTTGTCGTATTCGGGCGCGAGGGCGACGTCATCATCTACGAGGGCTACGACCCGTCCAATGCCGCGAACTTCCAGCTTGTGGGCGCGTGGTACGTCGGGCGGTTCCCGCGCGGGACGGAGTTCTGCACGAAGGTCGGGTCCGACTTGTACGCGTTGAGCGAAAATGGCATCGTGCCCATGAGTTTGCTCGTCGGCGGGCGCTGGACCGAGGACGTGCTCAACAACCCCGTGACCGGCAAGATCCAGAACGCGCTCGGGCCCGTGGTCGTCAGCACGCGCGGCCTGCTGACGGAGCGCTGGCAGGTCACGACGCTGCCGAGTCTCGGCGTGCTTCTGCTGAAAGAACCGGTAGGCCAGTCCGGGGTTCAGCGCCAATGGATCATGAATCTGACAACCGGGGCGTGGTCCACGTTTGAGGGTGTGCCGATCCTGCACATGAACATGCTCCGCGGTCGCCCGGTATTCGGGACGGCTGATGGGCGGGTCTGCTTCGGGCTCACCAATGATGAAGACACCGACGGTGAACTGCTCGACGGCACCGCCGGGTCACCAATCGACGGGGAAATTCAAGGCGCGTTCTACGACTTCGGGCAGCCCGGCCTGCTGAAGCACTTCCAGCTTGCGCGCACGATCTTCAATGCGACGGATGCGCCTAGTGTGGCGATCCGTATGAACACGGAGTTCTCGTTCGCTTCGGTCGCGTCCTCCCCGCAGTACGTGACGCCGCTGGGGGCTCAGTGGGATCAGGGCCTATGGGATCAGGCGCTGTGGGCCGGTAGCGCGAACACATACGAAGCGTGGTCGGGCTTGAGCGGCATCGGGTACTACGGCGCGCTGCGGGTGCGCCTGCGCTCGATTCCCGGCACCCTTTACACTGGAGCAATCGTCAACCTGCAAGCAGGGGGGCCAATATGACGGCGAAAATGGTGGAGTTCCTGTGCGAAAAAACGGGGCTCGTACCGACGCCACACCTTCGGGTCATCGGCCGCACGGACGAGAAGGGCGAGATCATCGCCGTCGTCGGCTACGACAACTACACGGGCACGTCACTCGCAATGCACGTCGCTGCGGCGGGCCCGTACTGGATGACGAAGGGCCTGCTCCGCGCCGCGTTCGACTATCCGTTCAACGTGTGCGGCTGCAAAGTCGTGCTGGGATTCGTTCCGAGCGGCAACACGGAGGCCCTGCGTCTGAACAAGCACCTCGGATTCAAGACCGAGGCCATCATCGAGGGCGCGCACCCGGACGGCGCGCTGCATATCATGAGCATGCGGCGCGAAGATTGCCGCTGGATCCAGAAAGGGGCATAACCGGATGGGCAAGAAAAGCCGACCAGCACCGCCGCCCGCACCGGACTACGTCGGGCTCGCGCGGCAAGAAGCTGAAGCGAATCAGCGCAACCTCACGAATCAGACGTGGGCGAACCGGCCCACGATCAACACGCCGTGGGGCTCGCAGACGTGGGAAGCCACGGAGGGGGTCGATCCCGCGACCGGGCAGCGGGTCACGCAGTGGACCAGCAACATCACGCTTTCGCCGCAGCAGCAGGCCGCGCTCGACTCGCAGATGGCGGTACAGATGGGCCTGAGCAATCAGGCGCAGCAGTTCCTTGGACGCGTGGGCGCGGCGATGGGGCAGCCGTTCGACTGGAGCAGCCTCCCGGCCGCGGCAACCGGACTGACGCCACAGTTGACGGGGACGGGCCCGGCCCTGCAGACCAGTTTCGCCTCGGGCGGGCCGATCACGAACCAGATTGGCGACGCTGGTGAGATCGCGCGCGCGTTTGCCGGCGGAGGGCCCCTGCGGAAGTCCGTCGGCGGCAGCGGCGACTACGTGTCGCAGGCCGGGGATGCGCTCTACAACCAAGCGCGGTCGCGCCTTGACCCGCAATTCCAGCAGCGTGAGGCGGACTTGGAGGCCTCCCTGCTGAACCGCGGCATCGTGCGCGGCAGCGAGGCGTGGAATCGGGAGTTCGACAACCTGAACCGGCACCGCACCGATGCTTACAACGACGCGGCCTTCCGGGCAGCGCAGCTTGCCGGTGCGGAAGCGGCGCGCCTGCAGGGCATGGACATCCACGCCGGTCAATTCCAGAACCAAGCCGCCGGGCAGGAGTTCAACCAGAACGCCGCGCTCGCGCACTTCCAGAATCAGGCCCAGCAGCAGGCGTTCAATCAGCTTGCACAGCGGGCCGCGTTCCAGAATCAGGCCGCCGGGGAGGCGTTCAACCAGAACGCTGCGCTCGCGCAGTTCCAGAATCAGGCCCTGCAGCATATGTTCGCAA